AAACTGCCTTGGACGAACAACGTCGATTACAATGTAACACGTTACATGGTCCTTGATCCTGCCGGATCCAAGAACTGGTTCATGTTGTGGGTTGCCATTGATGCCGCCGGGACTTGGTGGGTTTACCGCGAGTGGCCGGACTACGATGATTGGGCGTTACCCGGTACCGGCCCAGAAGGCAAAGCAGGCCCAGCCCAAAAAGGTTCCAAGAAGGGCATCAATGATTACGTCGAACTGATCAAGAACTGCGAGGAAGGCGAAAAGGTCTTTGAGCGGTTTATCGATCCCCGTCTTGGCGCCGCTGAACGGCAAGCTGCCAACGGTGCAACGACCATTATCAGCGAACTGGACGACGCAGGCATGGTCTTTCTTCCCGCCCCCGGCGTTGAGATCGAGAACGGTCTACAGCTGATCAACGGCCTACTGTCTTACGATGAGAACAAACCCATCTCATCCCTCAACGGTCCTAAACTTTATATCAGCGAGCGTTGCCAGAACCTGATCTACGCTATGCAGGAATACACTGCGAAAGGAGGAAAGGAAGAAGCCACCAAGGATCCTATTGACTGCCTGCGCTACCTCCTCGTGTCTCAATGCTCATTTGTAGACCCCAACGTGAATGAGAACATTGATGATAGAACTTGGAGTTATTGATTGCTTGATTTATCAAAAACCTGCATTAGTGGTGATTTAAGCCTATGAGTTCTATTGACGGCAACGCCAAATCTATGACTTCAGACCCAGGCCTGCAATTGGCACCGGCTGAAAACGAGGGACCGAGCTTCAACCTGCTGAAGAAAGCCTTTGAGGATTGCGTGCGTGATAACCAGCCGTTTATTGATCAGTGCCGGCTAAACTACGAGACCCGTTACGCTATTTGGAACGGCCAATCCGCTGACGGCAAGAAGCATTCCCGTGAAGGTAGCAAAGTAACGCCCACGCCGTGGGACGGCGCTAGCGATCTGCGTGTATTCCTCGTTGATAACATCATCAACAAGAAGGTTGCCATGAAAGGCATGGCGTTTAAGCGGGCCAATCTGACCGCTGTTCCCATTGGTTCTGAAGACGGTTCTCGTAGTCAGCTTGTCAGCAACTTTATGCGTTGGATGATCCAGACGCAGATCCCAGAAATTGAGCGTGAGGTTGAGATGTGCGCCAATTTCATGGATGAGAAAGGCATCGCCGTTATGGGTCAGTTCTGGGAGAAGCGGAAAGAGAAAGTGATGGTCAGTGTTCGCCTGCAAGACCTGCAAGAGCAGTTTCCTGCCATCGATATTGTCGCCCTGATTGAGGACAAGAGCGCAGCGGATGACCTGAAAGACATCTTTGTTCAGCAGTACCAATGCTCCAAGGCCAAAGCCAACAAGATGCTCCGCGAGTTGCGCGAGACAGGTGAGACTACCGTTCCGATGGACGGTCCAGAGCGGTCCTACCCCATCATCCGCGCCTTCAACCTGGATGAGCACGTCTTTATCCCGTCGTTTTCCACGGATCTTGAGCACACGCCGGGGATCTACCGTGTTGAATACTTCACTGCCGAGCAGTTGCGTGCGCTTGTCCAAACCGATAACTGGGATGAGAACTGGGTTGAGGCCGCAATCCAGAAAGTTCGCGGCCAGCTGATCACCATCAGCCCAAGCGAGTATCTCCAGCCCATCAGTCGCTCGTTCGTTTACACCCAACAGCGGTTTACTGACCGCATTGGCGTCGTGTACGCCTACCAACGCCTTTCTGACGAGGATGGAACGCCCGGGATTTACTGCACCATCTTCAATCCGATGCTGCCACCGGATCAGAACCACGAGGGTTATGCCAAAACCGGCCTCCTTGGTTACGCTCACGGTGAATATCCGTTTGTACTTTACCGCCGCGAGTACCTGAGCCGCAAGCTCCATGACTCCCGTGGCCTTCCTGAGCCGGGTAAGCCATGGCAGGACCAAATCAAGGCCCACAAGGACTCCCGCATTGACGCGGCCTCCCTTGGTATCCTTCCGCCAATCTGCTACCCGCAAGGGCGCCCACCGGGTCGCTGGGGTCCAGGTGCAATGATCTCCGAACGTCGTCCCAACGAATATCATTACGCCGACCGCCCGATCCCTGACATGAACACCAACACGTCCGAATCGTTGTTGGAATCCTCGTTCAAGGAGTACAATGGGTTTGCCTCCCGCGAGGGCGACCCAGCCATTGATCCCATCTACAATCAGTTTGAGGTCGACAAATTCCTTAGTTGCCTCGCCCGCAGCTTCCGCCAGATCTGGAAGCTCTACAAGCAGTACGGCCAAGATGAGGTTATGTTCCGCGTCATGGGCGTTAAGGACGTAAACCTGCAACTGTTCAACAAGGGGGACATCAACGAGGAGTTTGATTTCTACCTTTCGTGGGATGTTCAGTCGACCGACTTTAAGCGCATGAGCGAAAAGTGGACTGCTATCATTCAGGCGTCCCAATCCCTCGACCGCGACGGCATCATCGACTATTCCGCCCTCTGCACGGCGTTTATCTCGACCATCGATCCAAATATTGCTGAACGCATCATCCGCCCCGCCCAACAAGGCCAGCAGAAGATTGTTGAGGACGAACAGAACGATCTGACGCAGATCTTTGCCGGTATTTCCAAGAACATCAAACCCGGCACGCCTCCGCAGCTTGGATTGCAGGTAATCCAGCAGTACCTGCAACAGCCTGACGTTCAGCAGCGGTTCGCCCAAGACCAGTCGTTCCGCGACCGTCTTGAAACCCGCAAGAAACAGTACGAGTTCCAAATCCAGCAGCAACAGAACGCTGTAATCGGTCGTCTTGGCGCCTCCATGCCCAATCCGACCGCAGCCAATGCCTCACAATGAAGAAACGCCGCGATCCCAATCAGAGTCCTACGGATAAGTTCTCCCGGCTTCGTCATGCCATGTTCAGCCTGGTTGGTAACGACAACTTCCAAGACTTCATCGAGGAACTGCGTGAAATGCAGCACTCCACGATGATCGACCTGTGCTCTGATATTGTAGTTCAAAACGACCGCATGACTCTTGCATCCACAGGCGAGCTTCGTGCGTATTCTCAGATCATTGGTCTGTACGATGACTTCGTTCAGCAGCAATTGCAGCAGGCAGAAGCTGACGCTGAAGAGCGAAATGTTTAATACTGTCAGATTGCACGTAGCAATATCGTGTATTTATTGTTGACAGCTTAGTTGGTGGATCCATTTGTACCGATACTTGGCATCCGCCATGTCCACAGCCCTTGGGGGCTATAATCCCATGTCTAACGAAACAGTCGAATCCGCTTCTTCACAGCCAGCCGAGGTATCCAATACTAACGCAAAAAGTGATGCACCGAAGAACAGCAATCTGAGTGTCGCGCAAGCAGCGCAACGACTCCTTAACATCGAGTCGGAAAACGCAAAAGCTCAACGACCGACTGAACAGGCTGCTGAGACGCCGGACCAAGCGTCAGATAATTCAGTCACACCAGACGAAGCTACCGCCGAGTCTGCCGAGCCGAGCCAAGAGGCGGAAACGCCCGATGGTGAAGCTGATGTTCCTTCTCAGGATATTACACCAGAGCTTCAGAAGAAAATCGACAAGCGTATCGGCAAAGAGGTCGCAAAACGCAAAGCTTTGGAGTCACGATTGGCGCAGTTGGAAGCACGGATCGGAGAGCAAGCAAACTCCCCGGCCCAAGCTGAACAACCAGCGCAAAAGGCCGCACCGGCTCAGATGCCTGTAAATGTGCCATTGGCCCAGATCGATGACTTCCAATCACTGTCTTCCTTACAGCAGCAGGCCAAGGAAGCGAAACGCTTTGCCCAGGATCAACTGGACCGCGATGACTTTGAGCCGATTCAGATTGGCGATACTGTACTTGGACGGAGTGAGTTGAAGGCGATCCTGCGTAATGCAGAGAAAACCCTTGATGATGACATTCCAGCCCGATCGCAGTTCCTGACGCAGAAGCAGCAGTCGCAGCAAGTCGCCCATCAGATGTTCCCATATCTGAAAGACAAGAATGCGCCTGAGTACGTCCTCGCCCAGCAAGCATTGTCACAGATGCCCTGGATGAAGAACCTGCCTAATGCGGATTGGATTATCGGAGTGCAAATCGAGGGTCTTCGATCCCTTGAGGCCAAGCAGAAGTCTGCCAAAACAGACGGGAAACCCAAAACTGCCATGAGCAACCGCCCTCCATCCAGTCAAACAGTAGTTTCTTCCAACGGTGGCGATGTTCGTATGCCGTCAGCGGCTAAATCAGCCAATCAGATTGAAGCTCTCAGGTCGCAATTGTCCCGAAAAGGTGGCGTCACGGCAAACGAAGCAGCAGCCTTTCTGCTGGCTAAGGAAAAAGCAAAATTCAACCGTTAAACTCGTTTTACAATGGCCCTATCTACTACTTACAACGTCGCCGGTGATCGTGAAGATCTCACGGACTTTCTGACTATCCTCGCTCCCGAGGACACTCCCAAGATTTCGACTTTCTCGAAAACGAAACGCATGACCAATGCGTATCAAGAATGGCAAGTGGACAGCCTTTCCGCCGTCAGCTTTGGTGGCGTGCTGGAAGGTCAAGATGTCCTCGCCTTCTCCAATCAAGCTGTCAACCGCGCTCGTCTGGGCAATTACGTCCAGCAGTTCCGCGAGCAGTGGATGGTCTCCCGTCTTCAGGAGGCTTCTGACGTTGCTGGCGTGTCCAGCGAAGTCGCGAATGCCAAGATGAAGGCGATGCGCGAAATCAAACGCGACATCGAAGCCTGTATCGGTTCGGACAACGACCGCCAGCAGGAAGCCCCGCCGGCGCCTTACAAGCTTCGCGCCCTTGGCAAGTGGATCAACAACACCCCTGGCACCGACGTTCCCGCTGCGTTCCGTACGCCTTCGGCCAACATTGACGCCACGGCCACTGGTTCCCTGTCGGAGTCGGCGTTCAACGATGTCTTCCAGTCGATCTTCCAACAGGTCGGCGGTCGCCGTTCGTACACGCTGTTTGCCGGTCCCTCGCTCAAGCGGGCAATTAGCAAGTTCCAGCGTTCTGAAGGCAGTTCTGGCACGACCAAGACCTACCAGGTCATGCAGAATGCTGACGAGCACCAGATCGACCTCGACGTTACCATGTACGTGGGCGACTTCCACACCGTCACGATTGTCCCTGACTTGTTCAACGGCATTCTTGATGGCGGCGATCCCTCGACCACGACCAACCAGCAGAAGGCTCGCGGTTACGTCATCGATCCAGAGCTTGTCGGCATCGGCTACATGCTCGGTATTGAGTCGAACGAATTGCCTGATCTTGGTGGCGGTCGCCGTGGGTTCATCCTCGCTGCGCTTACCCTGATGGTCAAGAACCCACTTGGTCTCGGCAAATTCGCTGGCACCAGCTAAACCACATCCCTTAACTAAACAAGGATACTACCATGGCTGATACAGCAGTAACCATCTCCCGCGCCGACACCTCGCAGCTTTCGCTGCAAGAGCAGGCTCGCGGTTTCTCCAACAAGTTCCACGTTGACGCTTCTGACGTTGCTCTCGGTACCGGTTCAACCGACACCGTGACGCTGACGCTCGGTGCGCTTCCGTCGAACTTCGTCATCAACAATTCGCTGGTGAACATCACGACTGCCTTTGCGGGCACGACGGCGTTCTCGGTGAACATTGGTACGACCAGCAGCACCAGTGCGCTCGTCACGGCCCAGTCCGTGAAGACCGCCGGCGTTCTTGCCGGTCTTGCCACCACGGCTACCCTCGTTAAAGGCACGGCGTCTGTTAACTTGGTTGCGATCTTCACGAACGCGACGGGTGGCAGTCCCTCGGCCCTGACCGCTGGCGCACTGGATATTTATCTGAACATCGTGGATCTTTCCGATCCGACGAAGCTCGGCTAAGTAATCTCAAACAGGGGCATCCTCATCCGAGGCTCTGCCCCTTTCTTTTTTTAATGAGCAGCGATCAAATCATCACAGAGATCCCCAAGGAGTTTGTCCGCAAATGGTGGTGGGAGATCCAGAACGGTCTGCCCAACGAGAAGGCTAAGGTCCATGAGGACCAGGCTCGTCTTGCTGCCAAGATGCGGCAGGAAGGCTCCACCAAGATGGAAGGACTGGGGCAGATGGCTGCGCGTATCAACAGTCGCCTGTTCTTCCGTTTGCAGGGCCAGCATGGTAACAACGTGCATGAATGGATGCCTGAGTATCTGAAGGATAATCCGCATCTCTGTGCCGTTGGCTATCGTCCCAAGGTTAACGCTGCTCGTCACGGTTTAACAGGTGGATGGCTTAAAAACAAAGACTAAGTGAGAACGATCCCCTACAGTCGCGCTTTGTCTAACATTTGCGGACTGATTGGCGTGCCTACGTCTCGTCTGACGACGGAGACAGCGCAATCGATTAATGATCTGTTTAACGCGAACGTGCGGCAGATCTGGGGTGCTGGCAATTGGCCAGACCTGACTGGTTGGGGTGAGGCTCGGTTTGTGGGTAATTCGCTGACCTACCCCAACGACCTCTCCCAAACAGCGTATTGGACGGCGACGAATGTAACGGTCACGGCCAACAACATCAGCAATCCAGCGGACAACCGGGTTACCGCTAGCAAGGTTCTTGAGACGGTTACAAATGCCGAGCACAACGTAACCCAGGTTGTAACCGCATTTGGCGCCACGATGTACCAGGCGAGCGTCTACGCACGTCCAGCAGGTAGAAATTACCTGTATTTGGCTGTAAACGATGGTACAACCACGTTTTCCACCTTCTTCAATGTCCAGACAGGTAATCTTGGCACTCAAACCAATGTTCAGAGTGCAAACGTGCAGCAATGCGCTAACGGTTTCTTCCTCTGCACCATCTTTTACGAGACTGGAGCCAATGCTACCAGCCAGACCTACAAAGCGGGCGTCAGCACGGACGGAAGCACGATTTCCTACCCTGGCGACATCACCAAGGGATTGTATCTGTGGGGCAACCTGATTGTTCAACAGAACAACGTCTCCCCGCAGCAGTTCACCCTTCCGTGGGATCAGACAGGGGAAGCCGAGATTGATGTTCTGTTTCAGGCTTGGGTGGACAGTCCTGCGATGATCACCTACCCGCGTGGGCAGGGGTTTGTCGTGACGAGGGATGGGTTTCAGATGATTTCCAGTGCGGGTGGGTTTATGGGGACGAATGGCTACGTTAGTTACAACACCAACCCAGCCAACCCGATCTACATCTACTACCGGCGCGTCCCCTACAACTACTCAGGTGATGAGTTCTCGGCTACGGCAACCTACGTTGCTGGCCAGTACATTTATTACACGCGGACCACGGGAGCTTTGACCGGCACCAGCGACTACTACAAATGCTTGGCCACAACCACGGCAGGGCAAGATCCAGAGGATACTCCCAGCAAGTGGGATATTCAGCTTGTTCCTGAGATGATCAGTCAGCCTCTGATCTGGCAGACCTACGGTGACTGGTTGATCCAGGATGGTCAGGCTGACAAGGCGCTACAGGCTTACGGCATTGTCGAAGTGAAGAAGAATGAGGAATGGGACCGCATCCAACGGCAGATGCCAGACAGCTTCCAAATGACCGTCAGCACTCACGTCACCTCTCAGAATCGCTCTTGGTAACCAACAAACCTCTTAATTATGAGTTCATTCAATCTGAATAACAATTACCCGAAACCAGCTTGGTACCGTGGGAGTGCGGTAGCGGATCAGCGGTTGGCGGTAACTACTGCGGTCGTTCAATTCGCTGCGTTTGCTGACACGTCTACGATGGTTGTGTTGGATGTGCAGACCGCTGATGTGATGTGTACGTTTGATGGCTCGGATCCATCGCCAACCAACGGCCATCTCCTTTACAACGGGACTCAGTACACCTGGTCGACGGCTGCGGCGCAGCAAGCTAAGTTTCATCGTCGCACTACGACGGATGGAGTGATTCATGCGTCCGAGTTCCAAGTCTAACCAAACATACCACCATGTCATTTGGATCACTACCATCAGTCTTAGGTAACGGTGGCGGAGTAGCTATTAGCGTGATCGGAGGCACGGGCCTATTTGCCGACGGCACCGCCGCCGCGCCGAGCATTAGTTTTGCGGCGGATACAGACACGGGGTTTTACCGGGACAGCTCGAACCTTGTAGGCTTCTCCGCTGGCGGTGCTTCTTCACTCCGTTTTGGTAGTGCCGGAACTATCTACGGCGCGAGCAATGCAAATTATGTCAGGTTGAATAATTCGGGAGGCGTTGAACTCGCCGCCGCAGGCTCCGCCCAAAACATCACGCTCACGCCGAGCACGACGGGAACGGTTGATATTTTTAGTTCTAACGATGCTTCCTTCGGAAATGTCCTGAGGGTTTTAACGCCCACATTGAGCAGCGGGAATAGCGCGTTGATTCTTTTGGGCAAAGCAGGCGCAGCAAATCAAAGCGCGTTTATCAATTATTTCTACAGCAGCACCGCGGCGCTGGGCCGCTTAGATTTTGGACACAACGGCACGACCGGCCAAGTGTCGCTTCTGCAAACGGGACGGTTTCTAATTGGCACCGCCGTCGCCGACTCCGGCGCGCTCCTGCAAGTGGGCGCAAACGCTGCCACGGGATACGCTACGGCGGGCATGAGTTTTGGCGGGGATACGTTTGCCTATCGCAGCGCGGCAGGGACGCTGACTATTCAAGGCACTACAAACACGATTCTGCAATTTGCGGAAGGCGCGTCTGCAAGCGTGCGAATCCAACAAGCCAGCGGCTCGTGTTACATAGACACACAATCAGCGCAACCAATCATTCTTAGAACCAACAACACCACCGCCCTGACCCTCGACTCGTCGCAGAACGCGACGTTTGCGGCACGTTCCTCCGCGACGACTGCTTACGGAACCGCAAAATCCGTTACAATTGATTTTACGGCAGCTACCTTAACAAATGTCACGAGGACGTTTACGGTGACGATGCCCAGTCCAAATTTAGCGGGAACATTCCTTCTAGAGGTTGGAGTATATGGAAACGGGGCAACCGGCTCAGGTTCGCTATTAGTAAAAGGTTATGGGTATTTAGGAACGAGCACACTCTATGATGGAACAGAAATTAGCAAAGTTTCATCCGGCAACGTGACTGTTTCAAGCATTACCAAGGGTAATGGGTCTTTCACTTTTACCGTTTTGGATACCGCAAATGCAGCATACGTTGTAGTGAAATATTCGCAGACTTCTGATGTAGCTATCACGACGCTTCCCACGATTACTTCGGCTTAAACCTTCTCCATGCAAACTCCCATCGTCCCAGTCGCAGTTTTCCCCGCCACCGCCAACTCGCTCGAAATCCGTGGCGTCGGCCCCGTGGATGACAGCGGTTGCCCGAATTATTTCTGGCAACTCTCCGACCGCCAACTCGTCACCCCGGCCACGCCCGCCATCCCGGCCACCGACGACACCCCCGAGGTGCCTGCGGTTGAGGCGGTCTATGCCAACACCCCGCTCACGGCTGGCAACAAGGCGATGACGGCGGCGCAGTGGGCCAACTGGGGCAAGACCACTCCTGACGAACCCTACCAACTTTCTTGTATTTCCACCAACCTTGGTCTGACTATCGCTACCGCTCCTATCACCAAATGACTTCCAACGAATACAAATCGGCTCTGGCTGTGGATCTTGCCAACAACAACGTCAACCTGCTCATCAACGAGCTTGCCAAAGCCAAAGAAGAAATCGACTCCCTCAAGGCAGAAGTCGCCAAGCTCAAGGAAACGCCTGTAGGTTGATTGTACGGAGGTTCTCGCTGCCTCCTGATCTTCCTGCCTTAAGCCCATGCTTGAACTCATTTCCAGTGCTTTTGGCGGAGGTGCCTTTGGCATCCTGATGCGCATTGGAAATGGGTTCTTTGAGAACTACAAGGCGGCTCAGGAGCACAAGCGTAAGCTTGAAGAGGCCAAGGTAATGTCGGAGATCGCAGCCAATAAGAGCGCCTGGGACGCTTTTACTGCCAGCCAGAACGCCTCCATCCCTCCAGCGAATGTTTCTCCGTGGGCCGCAAACGTCATCACGCTGTTTCGTCCCTTCATCACGTTTCTCCTCCTTATTCTTGTCTCAATCGTGTTCTTCCGCGTATCCGCTGCGGATCAGGCAAACATGGTTGAGCAAATCCAATTCTGTGCCTTCAACTCAATCGGTTGGTGGTTCGGTGACCGCATGGCTCGCAAGAAATGAACTTCCCTAACGCAAAGGACATCTTAACTGCTACAGCACCTACTGTCGCAATGGTTTCAATTGCTCAGATCAATGAGGTCGCTGGGTTGACGGCAACCCTGCTTGGTATTGCTTATCTGCTGTGGCGTTGGAACCGGCAGTGGAATGATAGCAAGGATCAATCGCCCGATTGACTGCAATCAGTCACTAATCTGATGAATCGTTACCGCGCATACGGCAATCTGGATGACCAGCCAGAGTCGGTTGGGGATAACTCATTGCTTGGCGTGGACGAGTACAACGGACCTGAGAACATCAAGCCTGGGAACGTCCAGCAGGCCGTTAACCATGATTTTACATCTCAGGATGCTGTGACTCGGGGAGGGTTTGTCTGCTATCCAGAGCTTGGTGCTGTTCCGTATGGTCAGGTTTGGACGTATAGCGGAATTGGTGCTGCTCCTGATCTGGAGGACGTTGCATACGGATCCAATTTGTTTGTAGCCATTGGATCTGTTGGTGCAATTTATTCCAGTCCAGATGCGATTACTTGGACGCTTCGTGTTCCTCCTGGTGGTCCCGGCGCAGGAACTTTCAGGGGAATTGCGTACGCAAACGGACGTTTTATTGCAGTTGGACTGCTTTCGTATCCGGTGATTTATTCTGATGATGGTATTACTTGGTTTACGCCAACAGTTCCGCCTACAGGGCCTTGTGAAGATGTTGCATACGGCAATGGTGTTTGGATTGCTGTTGGCACTTCAAGAACGCGAGTCAGCAGTGATAATGGAGTAACTTGGACCACTGGCATAACTGATTCAGCTTTATCTACCGCCTCGGGTATTACCTTTGGTAATGGTATTTTTTGTATAGTTACAACAGGAACAGTTACTACGGATGGAAATATCCTAACAACTGTTGATGGAACTTCTATATCTAATGTATTTACTGCATTATCTGATTATTTTAGTGCGATTGCCTTTGGGAATCAAACATTTGTCGCTCTTGATGTAAATGGTCGGGTTTTCACATCAACTGATGCTACCAGTTGGACGTTGAGCCGTTCAGAAATAGATGGATCTCAATGGTCAAGTCTTACATTTGGAAACGGAAGATTTATAGCCGTTGCACTTACTACTGGCGTTAATAACGTAATGTATTCAATCAGTGGCACGGAATGGATCCAGATAAGTGATGCCCCTGATTACTCTTGGTTTGGAGTTACATATGGAAACGGATTGTATGTAGCCGTAGGTTATGACGGAGCAACGATGTATTCTAGCAGTGCGGGCGCTGGTGTTTTTGCATCAGCAATCTATTCCGATCCCAACAATATCGGGCAGACCTGGATAATGATTGTTGGTTATGATTCCGTTGGTTTCTACGCGAATGGATTTACTGGCAAAAGCATTAGCCTGGGCGTTTACACGGTAACGTCTCAGTCGACCATCGTTCAGGCCAACAACTACGTCTACATCTTCCGTGGGCCGAATGAGACTCCGCTTTACTGGGATGGAAACTGGAGCGGATCCTTTACGGTTGTGCCTCCCACGAGCCTTCCTGCCTCGTTTGCATCGATTCCCAACAGCAATCAGGGCACTTACTACCAGAACCGTCTGTGGGTCGTAGATGGCAAGGATTCGATTGCTGCTTCTGACGTGTTGGCTTTTACCGACTACGATCCATTGGCCAATGAGTTTAACCTGAACACTGGTAACAGCGATTACTTGGTTGCTACCTTCCCGTTCGGCCAGAACAGCCTGATCGCCTTCAAGAACAAGTCGGTCATGCTGCTTGAGAACGTCCAAGGGGCGTTGAGTGATGTTAACGTCACTGAAATTACCCGTCAGGTTGGTTTGGTGAGCATCAATGGCGTTACCTCGATTGGTCCTGATCTGGCTTACGTGAGCAATCAGAACATCAATCTGCTGACGCTGACATCAACCAATAATTCCGTTCAGCATAAGACCCTGCCTCTTTCGACGCGCATTCGGAAGATTATGAGCCGGGTTAACTGGAAGGTTGGCTACAAGATCAGCATTGGGTACTGGAGCAACAAGCTGTACGTCGCGCTTCCGCTTGATAACAGCATCGTCTGCAACGCTGTTGTTGTTTACAACTTCACCACGGAGAATTGGTTTGGCGAGTGGAACTTTGATAGCACGATCAATATGTGCATTCAAAGCTGGCAGGTTGCGGATTATCTCGGCCTGCAACGGATGCACGCAGTTACGGAGGATGGTCGGATCTTCGTCACGGATGAAGGCCAGAATGACATCAGTGGTGCAACGGTGGCTGAAATCAGCACCCAGCTTGTAACCCGCGCCTACGACACGTCCAACCTGAATCATTTCCAGCGCAGGGCTTACATCGATCTCTCGACGAATCGCCCAGAAACGTCCGTATCGGCGTTTACGGAGGGTGCGAGCGAGGAGTCGGTGCTGCTGACTGATCAGACGTACAGCCGGTCCCAGACCTGGAAGTTTGCTGACTCAGCGTATGACCTGACCAACGCGAACAACGATTTCAACCGGGCCTATCGGAAGGATTACAGCACTGGGGCGCTGGCGGCGGGGAGCACGCCTGGGTTGCCCACGACTGGCTTGCAGACTGGTACGGGGTTCCAACCGGAGATGCCTCAGGAACTGCGTCTTCCGATCATCAGTCGCCGGCAGGGGCGCCTTAGCTGGTTGGAGATCACCAACACCAAAGGGTTTATCAGCGTCATGTCCTTGGGCTATGAGGCCCGGTCTGGACAACGCGCTAACCTCGTCCAAGTCTAATTTATGCCTACTGTAACTCCAGGATACACCTTCACGGGAACGACTGATCCGATCACTTACACCAAGCTGAATCTGTTGGCGCAACCTACGGTGGCGGCTATTGGCCCGAATGACGTTACTACGACGACCATTGCTGACTTGAATGTTACTACTGGTAAGCTTGCAAACAATGCAGTCACTCTGGCTAAGGTTGTAGCAGCGGCAAGTAACAACACGTTCCTTGCGCGTTCTACGACTGGTGCTGGCAACTATGAGGCCGTCGATACGACCACCACTGGGCTTGGGTTTTACACGGGTGCTGGCGGCACGGTAACGCAGGCAACCAGCAAGGCTACTGCGTTTACGTTGAATGCCATGTGCGGTCAGATCACCACTGCCGCAAATTCATTGGCCCATACAACCATTGTTTCAGCTGTTTGGACTAACAGTAAGATTGCCGCTACAGATGTAGTGATTATCAACCACAAATCAGGTGGAACGATTGGAGCTTACGTGTTCAATGTTTCATGCGGTGCAGGCGCTGCGACATTGTACATTATAAATAATGAAACCGCTGGATCTCTTTCCGAGGCTCTAGTGCTTAGTTTTGTTGTAATCAAGGGCGTGACCTCCTGATCTGCGCTAAATCAAATATAACACTATAATTTACTACAATGCCTAGCCCACTTACAAAATACAGGATTGGTTTGGATAATGATTCCCCTTTTGAAGGCGGTATGATGTCTCCTTTTGTGGTTCGTGGTGGAGCCAGTGGTGCTGCAACAAACTTTGATTCCAATATCTTTAGCTATGGGAAGCTTGGTGGATCCTACAGTGGTGCTGGTAGCGGAAGTGCTGCAACTGGTGGCGAATTTGATCCTAATTACCAAGCACGTTTAGATGAAGAAGCACGGTTGTTCTTTGAGAAGCAAAAAGCTGATGAACAGGCGCGTCTAGCTGAAGAAGCGCGGCTGGCTAGAGAAGCAGAGCTTGCTGAACAGGCACGGCTGGATGAAGAGGCACGGTTGGCTGAACAGGCACGTCTCGATGAAGAGGCGCGGATTGCTGCGTTAACTGGAACACCAACTACTCCGCCAACGGAATTGCCTCCTGTGGTCGTAAATGAAAACAGAGTCCCAGGCTCTGGTGGATACATTGATCAAGTTAACCAGAATATCTACAATCTAGGTCTTATTGGGCCAGCTAACGATCCAGCCAACCTTGCTGCAAATCCAAACAAATATCAGGATCCAGCTACTAGGACAGCAGTAACCCCTCCTGCTGATCCTCCTGTAACACTTGCTCCAGTTACTGTTAATGAACCTCCAGTAACAACTCCTCCAGTAACATTGCCTCCAGTTACTGTTAATGAACCTCCAGTAACAACTCCTCCGGTAACATTGCCTCCAGTTACTGTTAATGAACCTCCAGTAACAACTCCTCCGGTAACATTGCCTCCAGTAACTGTACCTACAATTCCTTATGTTGGCACCCCAAACCCTACAGCTACTAACACTACAAATCTTGATCCATTTATTGTAGCTGAAAATAAAATCACTGCTCCTCAGTTTAACATCCCACCAGTCCCTGGCGTTTTGATTAAGAATTTTGACCCTGATGTTAAATACCCTCCGATTACTGACAATCCACCTGTTACGGTAGAGAATTTGCCTGCGCCTGCAACGCCACCTTCTATTCCGAGTGTTCCCGGTGTTTTATTTGGCGGAGGAACCACCCCTGGCGGCACTGGTACTGGTCAGAATCTGACCATCAAGCGAAATTTCGGAGCAGAGCTTGAAGAAACGCTCGCTGCTCTTCAAAAGAATCAGTCAGGCATCATGGGGATGTACGGGGATCTGTACAAGCAGTTCATGCCTAAAGGCATCACTGAGTCTGAATCTGGCATCATTGATCAGTACAAAACGGATCTTGGACGTTTGCAGCAGCGTCAGGCTGGCGTTCTTTCGGCTGATGACGTTCGTCAGTCTCAGCAGGCTGCTCGTGAGGCGTACGGTGCTCGCGGTCAGGTGATGGGTCCAGGCGCAGTGGGTGCTGAGATCTTGGGCCGTGAAAACATCCGTCAGCAGCGTGAGGATCAGGCACGCGCTGGCTTGCAGGCTAGCTACGGCAATGTCTTGAACATGGCCAATCTTCAGACCGGGAACATTTTCTCGCCTATTGCTAATCTGATGAGCAACACGTTTAATCCTCTCAGCCCGTATGCTGCTGATGTTTATGGGACGAATGTTAACGCCCAGCTCGCCAAGGAAATTGCCCAGAAGAACTACGAAGCCGCTGTTCGTTCTGCTGAACTGCAAGGTTCTGCTGCGAAATCCGCTAGTAACACCAGTTTGTTTGGCGACCTGCTGAAAGTCGGTGGATCTGTTAAAATTGCAATGGCGTGTATGCCTGGCTATCAAGAAATCGACACTCCTAACGGTCCTGTACCGATTCAAGACTTGCGCGGCGGTGATTACGTAATCGGCTACGATAACACTGTGAAGCGCATCGAGCAGTTGTGCTCTTACGTTGAGAAACCAGAAACCGAGTTCTTGGAGTTTACTTTCGCTGATGGTGGATCTATCACGGTTTGCGGGCCGCACAAGATCCTTGATATTCCAGCCCGTGAGTGGCTGGTTGGTTCTGAGATGAATGGCGTTCCGATTGTCAGTATCACCAAGGTAACTGGAGTTACGACCAGCTATGACTTGATGACGGATATTGGTGGCTACCGGATTGCTGGCGTTCCCGTCAATTCCATGATTCCAGAGATGATCGCTCAGACCATTGAACAAGTCCTCTTAAATCGCTCCTAATATGCCCTACGCACCTGGTATTCAAGACATCAGTGGTCAGTTGCTTGGCGAGGGCATGACCCGTGCCTCTAACATCAAGGCGCAGGCGCGTTCTGACTTTGGGAGATCGATTGCCGACACGTTGATTGGTGGCATCAAGCAGTATCAGCAGAACGAGAACTTCACCACCCAGTCCTTGGCGAAGTTCACGGAGCGGATGCAGGATCCCCAGTTCAAGCAGTATGTTGATAACATACTCGCTGATGAATCCAACAAGATGGGCGTTCCTGAGAGCGTTAAGACGGCATTCAGGAATGCTCAGACTGGCAAACTGAAGCCCAACGAGGCTTCTACGCTGGCGACCATTGCTCAGGATTACTCTGAGAGGAAGAAGGCTTCTGAAGAATCCGAGTTTCGGAAAATGCAGACGGCATTGGCATATGCTCAGGCACAAGGTGTATTGGCCAAAGCCAGTGCTCCTCCCGCTGGTCAAAGGATGACGCAGCAGCAATTCCTTAGTCTTCCTGCTGGATTGGATGCGACGGCAGCTCCTGTTGGTGATGGAAGCGGAGATGTTATTGTTGAACGCATGAGCAATCGTGCCCCTGCTGGCCCTATGACACCCGTTTCCGTTTCAGCAACAGGCGGAACTCTCGTAAATCCGTTAACTGGCGCAACTACTATCATTCCAGCTATTCCTCAGGCTGATCCTGGCAATATTCTGGAAGGTAATGCTCCTGCTGGTCCGCAAGCAGCCCCTGCGGCCACGATTAGTCCTGATGTATTAGCAAAGTTTGCTCCGTCTAGTCGCATGGCCCCTGCTGCGGGTGGTCTACTTGCTCAAACAGGGCCGCAAGCAACTCCGACTGTTTCTCCGCAGACCGTCGAGGCTATCCGCGCTGTTCAATCTCAAGCTGCACCAGCCGCTCCAACGCCCGCTGCGCCATCTGGAATCCGGCAGACAGTAATTCCAGGAAGCAAGGCTGCTCAAGAAGCGCAGGCCAAACGTCAAGCTGAAGTGTCAAGCTATCAACTTCAGATGCAGAACTTTGATACCGTTATTAATGCGGTTGATAAGATTCTGCCAAATGTAAATGCACAAAGCACTGGCTTTGGATCATTGTTGAAATTCGTTCCGACAACTAAAGCTAACCAAGTAGCAGCTGATGTTAATACGCTTAATGCTCGAAACGCTTTTCAAGGGTTGTCAGAGATTAAAGATGCTGGCGGATCGCTTGGACAGGTCGCCATCTACGAAATTAAACTGCTTGAAAACGCTCGTATAGCATTGAATCAACAGGGTTCACCTAAAGATTTTGCTGATGCTTTGAAGAGTTTAAAAAAGACCACTCAAGATTCCAAGAAGCGTCTGGAGATCTTGGCGCGTGATCGCAAGTCAGGCTTGGAAGTTCCAAGCAAAGAATACTTCAAGGCTGGTGGCTACTGGCCTGGAGTGTCCGAGGAGGCGCCAACTGCCACAAACGCGCAAGGTGGGGCTACTGGTGGAGGCAACGTCGTTCGTCTAAATGTCCAACGGGGTTCCACGGCTGGAAGTTCTACATTGAAAGCTGCTGAATTCGATTTCTCGCCTTTTGAAGGCAAAGTCATTAACACCCCAGATGGTAAGCGCGTTCGCATTGTAAACGGAAAGCAAGTACCACTCTAATAATGACTCCCAAGCTACCACCCGGTTACTCGGTCGTTGAAGATACGGAGCAGGCGCCTCCCGCACCGCAGGCTTCTTCGCTGCCTGCTTTGCCGAAAGGTTACAGCTTGGTAAACGAACCAAAGGAGCAAAGCATTGCCAACTTTGCCAAAGGTCTGGCTACAGAAGTAGCGGTGGGTGGCACTGGACAAGTTGTTGGTGCAATGACCGGGCCGGGCTACTTTGTCATTGCTCCTGCCTCCGGTGCTTACGGCAATTATCTCAAGCAACAGCAGGAAATTGATCGCGGGGAACGCAATGAATTGAGCGTAGGCGAAATGGTGGCGTCTGCTTTAATTAACACGATCCCAGGTGGCGTAGCGACCAAGATTGGTGCCAAAGTGCTGAAAGCTCCTACTGCTGCTATTGGTAGGACTGTAGGACAAAGGGCTGCTCGTATTAGCGAGCAGGCCGTTATTCGCGGTACCGAGGGTGCTGTGGTAGGTGCGGGTGCTAAAACGGTTGAAAAGGCCATAGAAGACAAACGCTGGCCCACCTATGACGAGTACTTGAGTGCCGTTAAATCCGGTGCTGCTTTTGGTGGTGCTGTGGGTGCTGGTGAAAAGGTGCTTGGCTCAACCCTTTCTAAGGGAGCCGGGAAAATATGGAATCGTCTGTCGGGCAAGACCCAGCAAGAGGTGTCGCAGGAGCTTGCGACTATCCGTAATACCGGAAATTCTGAGGAACGGCAGGCTGCTGGTGAGATCATCGATGAAGTCGGCCAGCGGATGGGTCTTGTTAATCCACGCCCAAAGTCCGCTCAAGAGTCTGCTGCACAATTAGCGACCGCAGTAGAGCCTCCCGCTAGTGGATCGGCTGAAAGATCCGCCCGCGCCTTGCTTGGCGAAGAAGCCGTTGAAATCGGGCAAGCTGGTGAAATGGCTAAAAAGCAGGATTCGGTGCTGAGCCAGCAAGCTTCCGAAATGTCTAAAAAGCAGGCTTTGATGCGGACGGCTGAACAACAGCAACAAGCTCTTGAGATGGCTAAAAGGCAGGCTGCTATTCCGCCGGCTGAAAAATCAGCCTCTGTGTTTGAGCAAGCTTTTACAGAGGGCCAGACGCAAGTGGGGGCACAAGGTTTACGCGCTCGCTTAGCAGCTGAACAACAGGCTGCAATGTTGAGAGAGCAAGCTGCTGAAATGGCTAAAGTTCCGGTTCCTGTTCCTCCAGCACAAAAATCCGCCACTGTGTTTGAGCGGGGTTTTGAGGAAGGCCAGACACAAGCAGGATCACGAGGTTTAGCTGCTCGTTTAGCGGCTGAACAACAAGCCGCAATTCGCGCTAAAGATTTCGAGCGTTCCAATAGTCTTGAGGACATTGCTCGTCAAATTGAAGCTGGTCGCTTGTCCGCTCCTGAACAAATTCCATCAGAAGCTGCGTTGCGCTCCACAATGGTAAAGCCTGCCGGGAAAGTAGGACGATCAATGAAAACTGATATGCCAACCACCGAAGACATCGTGCAAGAGTTTCAAAACGTACCTGGCATCAAAGGCCGCGCTGGCGCACGCGAGATGGGCCTTGCTGCGGCAGGAGCGCCCGTAGCTGCTGGTGTGGCTGCTGCCATGCAGGAAGACGGCGTTTCGCCTTTGAAGCCATCCGTGGAT